TGGCCGCGTGTCGGATGCCTTGGCGGTTGAGTTGGTAAGCAAGTGCCTCAACATTGGCCGTCCATGTGCGCGGCTGGTAGGTCGTGACATCCTCGCGGGCGAAGCGGCGGATGACCGAAAAATAAAGGTCTTCCATCCCGGTGCGCGCTGCGTCCGACTCGGTAAAGCCTTGGAATGACACGATGGCTTTCATGGCTGCTTGTGCAGTCGATGCAGCGCCTCTTCAAGTCGCGCCGTCGCGGCATTGCTCGACTCGATCTTCGCGGCCAGCGCCTCCATTGCCCGCACGTTCTGCGTGGACACTTCAGCGGATCTCTCGATGATCCCGTAGATGCGGGCGTTGGAGGTTTTCAGGTCCTGGTAGACCGGAACCAGCAGCGCCAGGAAAACGATGCCGATGCCCCATTTGCCCAGCGCCCAAACCACAAGCCCGGCCCATGTGCGTGGCACGTTTATTTCCGGCGTGGTGGATTCTGCGATGCCGTGGATTTCTTCTTTGGACATGGCGGGTGGTCACTATGTTATTCGAAGTCGAATGCCCGTGTTAAAACTGGTGCGAAAATTTCGGATGACGCGGTTGAGCTGCCATGAACTCCATCTGGGATCAGAACATTTAATGCCCTGCCATCTTCATTAAATGCAGTCCATACGTCGAGATATGCCCAGTTGTTTTTTCTAGCTAGTGCCGCGCCGCGTGCCATTCGCATGGGGTGCTGCTCGCGGGACCATGTGGTAAACGCAGTGGTGTAGTTGGGCGGAACGACAACCGAAGGATTGGTGCCAAGCAGAATCCCAACAGCCTGCGGCGAAATGGTTAGAAGTTTGGTAACAATGGAGCTTACAGCATCCGTCCAGTTCGTGCCGTGTGCGTTTGCGATTGCTCCTATGTCATTCATTCCACCAGAATACATGACAAATGCGTCCCCATTATTTTGCATCCAGATGTCAGGCCACGGCGCGAGCCCTGCCGTGGTGTTTGCGCTGGTAGGTGCAGCGGTGATACCTGTGCATGTGCCGTTTGCCAGTGCTATGTTGAGAGTCGCATCATTGGCACGGGCAGTTTTCGCCCGCAGCACTATCCCTGCGTTGTAACCAAGCACATCGTAAAGCGCGGTGATCGCTGGGGTGGCGAGGAGTTGCACTTTGACCTTGTTTCCCCACACTGCCGCCGTGTCGCCGTTGAGGACGGCGACGCTTACTGCGAGCGGGGAGCCAGTGATGCCCGCGCCTGTTATGGTCACGGTAGCATTTCCATCTCCGGTGATTGTTCCGGCTGCGGTTGCCGTTTCGTATTGTTTACGTCCTGTGATGTGTTCGAGCAAGGTGTTAGTGGTCGCGCCAGAGTGGGCGTAATTTTCGATGATAACTTGCGGCGAGCCGCCGAACTCCAAAAAGTTCGTGGTTGCACCAATGAACCCGTTGTCGATGGCGGTGTTGTTGGTAATTGGCCCGTTGATGCCGTTGCGTACCCGCACTTGATAGACCCGCACGTCGTAGAGAGGGGTTCCACCCTCACTTCCAATGCTCGCCCCGCTGGTCGCTTGGTTAAAAATACCCGTGCCAGCGATGGTAAGCGTAGTTAGTAACGTCCACGTTAATCCGTCCGTCGATTTGTAAAATGTGGTTGTCGTGCCTCCAGCTCCATTGTCCACGTCCACCGACGCTTTAAGCCACCAGTCGGTGCCTGCGGCGGGAAGGCTGGCAGAAAGGTCGCCAGTCGCCGCGTTCCGTAAAGTTCCAGACGTGTCGTAATACTTGAGTTCCAATCTGGAACCCGCACTTAACAAGAGTGAGAACGACCTGTCCAAAGTAGGGGCCGATCCCGCCCACCACGCGACAATTGGTCCGTTTGCCAATACATGGCTGGCAACTCGGATTTTCGCTTCAATCTCAAAGTCTCCAGTTGGGCACGGAAACTCAGAAGCAGGAAAGGATAGCGGATAAACTCCTGGGTCAGAAAGCGTGTCATTGGTAATACCAAGTCCGCTGCTGGAAATGGCGAGATTGAAAGTTGAATCGTGAGCCGCCAAGACCTTTTTGGTTAGAATTACTCGGTCGAGTGACGCGGCGACATCGCAATGCGCGGCGACATCCACGTCAGCCGCGAGAGCCGCCCGCATTTTTTCGGCCAGGACGTTATCAACATCGCCGCTTACAACCGAGACCGAGACGGCTTTCGGGCTGTTGGTCATGCCGGATGCGGTGACGGTTAGGGTCAGCGTGCCAGTGGCGGTTGCGTAAGGTGTTAACGGGTTGGTGCTGCACCGCTGGGAGATACGCTGTTTTGGAAAGTACACATAACGCTCTCCACTAGCTGCTTGAACGACCGTATCCGCCCAAGTATTGAGTGCGGGGTCGTTGTTGGTCGAGAGGATGCGGTGAACCACGCGGTGTGCTGGGTATGCGGCGGCGATATGGTTGGCGAAAAGCGCGACAAACTCGTCCGATCCATTACCCAGCGAGTCTCCGACGTTTTTGAAACCAGTTGAGCGATTAGCATCCAGCATAAGTCGCAGCGGCTTGAAAACATCACTGTTAATAGTAGCCCGTCGTACAGCAGGCGAATTCTCCACGGCCCCCATCGCTGTCCGGCTTGCCGCCGGATTTCCGGATATGGCTGTGTTAACGGAAGTGTTGGTGACATCGGCTAAAACAGCACTGGCGGCCGCTGCGCTGGCACTGGCACTAGCAGCGCTGGCTGAATTGCTGGCACTGGCGGCGCTGGCACTGGCGGCACTGGCTGAACTGCTGGCGCTGCTGGCGCTGGCGCTGGCTGAACTGCTGGCGCTGCTGGCGCTGGCGGCACTGGCGCTGGCGGCGGACACGGCGGCCTGCGCGTCTCCCAGCACCTCGCTTAAAAGCTCCTCCTTGGGCAATTCTTCCATGGCCCCAGTGTTGTTATTGAATGCCAGCAGTTTGCCTTTGCGCTGGGCGGGGGCTGACAAGGTGGTGGGGTTGCCGGCTGGTTCCGCGCCGGGGAAGGCGATGGTCGCGCGAGCGTCCAGATCGCGGATCATGCGCACCAGGGCGTCGAGCTGGGCCTCGATCTGGATGCTGGGCAGGCGCTCGTTGTAGGTGAGATCCAGAGCTTGCGCGATGGCGGTTTTGCGCAAAAAGGTAACGGTGCTGCCGGCTGGGGGTGCTGTCTGGAACACAATGGTGGCAGTGCCACCCAAATTGGAAAACGTGTAATCGACTCCCGCGACTTGGGCGGTCACTGCGCCTGCGGCCGTGGTGATCCATACGCCGATTTCACTGGCCCCCCCGGCTACGAGCAGCGTGGCAAAGGTGGTGTTGCTGCCATTGCCTGCGGCTTGGTATTTGACATTTTCGTTGGTTCCTACAGCCATGCCGGAACACTGCCGCAGGAGGCCCACCAGCCTCAATTTCCCCCAAAGGAAATCAGATGGTGCCGTCGTGCAGCAGCCGGTAGGTGGCGCCGCCGATGGTCAGCAACACATATTGACTGCCGGATCCTGCGCTCCCGGTGCCGCCGGTGGTGCCGTCGCTGGTGGCCACGCCGGGGCCGGTGTAGTAAGGCAGCGCCGCCCATGCCGTGGTGCCGTCGCCCACTTTGATGTATCCGGTATCGCTTTCGATGCCCATTTGTCCGGCTGCCAGCGTCGGATCTGCCGCCGTCCATTCCGCGGCGGTGTTGACCAGGGGCGTTCCAAATGGCGCGGGCGGGGTGATGCTACGGCTCAGGGACATTGGCTCAGTCTTCGGTGGTGTTTTTGTAAATGGCCTCAAGATCGCGCGCAATGTGGCTCCACGACGCGGCGGCGGCTGCGGTGGGGCTGGCCACGCCCACGCCCATCAAAATGCTTTCCGCGTCCTTGATGGCGTCTTCCCAAGATCCCTTGCCGGTGGCGAGCTTGCGGATGGTGCCCGCGGCCTTGGACGGGCCGGAAATGAGGGTGCTGCCAGGCATGTATTCGCCCGCGCCGGCATAAATCATGTTTTCGATTTCCTTGCCGACGATGGGCAAGCCACCGATGGGGCCGGAGAGCGCCATGAGCGCCAGCCGCGTGGGATCCCAGTTTGTTTCATCGAACACCTCATCGTCCTCGCCATCGTCGCGCAGATCGCGCACGGCGGCGCGCACCACCGCGGCGAGCAGGCCGGAAACCGTCCAGGTAATGGCCGCGGCGCGGAAGCGCTCGAGGCCGGTCTTCTGCATCAGGCCGTAGGCACTGAGGGCGATTTTCTGGCGCGGTTCGGACGCGAAGGCCCACATCATGCGGAATGCCGGATTGGTGGCTGTGACCTCGATGAGCGAGCGGGCCCCGGCGCGCATGGGCTGGGCCACCTGGTCGGTGAGGCGAATGGTTTCCTCTTGGGCCCACTGCTCGGGACTGGGCATGCCGCGGTCCTTGGCCAGCTTGAGCTGGTAATCGTAGATGATGGCGTAGGTGCCGGCGGTGAAGAGCGCGTCGGCGCCGGATATCAGGCTGCCGAGGCGGGCGGTTTCGTGCTTGAGGCGGCTGGGCGGGCCGCTGGCCAGTCCCTGCATGGCCTGCTGCACGGCGGGCGGCATCTGAGCCAGGCGGCGCTGGATGTAGTCGGAGCGGATCGCCTTGCCCCAGCCGAGCTGGCCGGTGGTGAGTTTTGCCAGGCGCGTAAGGTAGCTGCCCACCGGCATCTGGTAGGTGGCGGCGCCGAGCTGCACGCTCTGGATGGCCAGCACGCTCACGCGGCCGACGAGCGCCATTTGGGAAATCCGGTCCAGCCCGCGCTGGAACCAGCCGGAAACGGCCAGGTGCGCCGCGGCATCGCGGGTGCCACCCTGGGCGAAGTAGTCGGTCCATGCGCGCAGGATGTTGAGCGCTTCCTTGCCGGCCTTGGCCTCGATGCTGTTCCCCAGCTCGCGGTTGTTGACAATGGCCATCAGCTCGCTGGACAGCTGGCCGTAGGCGATAAAGTGCTCCATCTGCTTCACGTGGGCCACGTAATGCTGCAGCGCGTCCATGCGCTGCGGCTCGGCCACGGCGGAATGGCTGCGGTTCTTGAGGCTGCCGGGCGTAAGCCCCGGGCCCTGCATGGTGCCGGATACCGGATCTGCCATCTGGCCGCCGGGGGCGTGCTGCGGTGCCACCGCGATGGGGCTGTAGTCCTTGTGGCGCGGCATGTTCACTCCGTAGAGGTCGGAAAACACCGCGTTGATGCGGTCATACTCGGCGCCGTAGTTCTCGCGCAGATGCAGGCGGATGGCCTTGGCCTCCTTGGAAAGCTGGCGCTCGATGGCCGCCACGTCCTCTTCGCGCCAGTGCCAGTCCGAGGTCACGGTGGTGGAGCCGTCGGCGTTTTCCTCAATCTGCCCTTCCATGTGGCGCCGCCCATCGGCCTGGGCCCACCACAGCGTGTAGGATACCGCCTCCATTTCGGTGGCAGTCTGCTTGCGGCCTTGCCAGTCAATCCACTCCACCCGGCGCTCGGTGGCCAGCTTGTAGCGGAGTTTTTCGCCGGCCAGCGGATTGCCGGCCAGATCGTTGAGCAGCGCCTCCACGGCATTGTGCGTGCGCTGGATGGCATTCTCCTTGGCATTGGCGGCGCGCAGTTCCCACTCGGCAAACGAGCGGGCGGTGGCGCTGCCTTCGCCAAACACCAGCCCGAGCATCTGATCGAAGCTGAAGATAGAGAGCAGTGCCTCGCGGGTGCGGCCCAGCTTGGTGCCGCGGGCCTTGATCTCCGCATTCACCCGCTCCATGCGCTCCCCGGCCCGGCCGGTGTCGTGTTTGAGATCCGCGCGGCGGCGGGTGATGCGCTCGCGCTTTTGGGCGGCTTTGATTTGGGCCTGCAGGTAGCCACCGGCATAGGCGCTGGTCGCCTCCGCCAAGGCCATTTCCCGCCGGGCGGCATCCGCCTTGCGCCAGTCGCCCACCAAGCGCACCAGATTGGCCTCCAAGGTCAGGTGGGCGGCCTGCTCTGCGGTGGTGGCCTCGGCCTCGGCCAGGCTTTCCAGGCGGGTGGCCTCGGCCTCGGTTTCCGCGGCGTCCAGGAACATGGCATCCTCGATGGACCGAAACAAGTCATGCACGTTGGCGCCGATCTTGCCCTTGGGCCGCTTGCCCGCCTCATCGCGCTCGGGGCGCGTGCGCTCGAGCAGTTCGCGGAATTCGCGGTCGAGCGTCTCGCGCATCCATTTTTCCAGCTCGCGGTCGCTTTTGGCGATGGTGTCTTTGAGAATTGCCAGCCGCGCCTCTTCACTGCCAGCCCGGGCGATGTCCATGATCCCGCCGATTTTGGCCCGCACCGGCGGCGGCAGCGCGCGCAGGATCGCCTGCATCGATGCCAGGGCGCGCAGGATTTCCTGCTTGGGCGAGTAGTTGGCCGCCTGCCCCTCGCCAGCCTGGCGCAGCCAGTCGTTGGCCTCCTGCTTGGCGGTGGTGCGCGCGGCGCGCAGCTGCTGCTGCACTTGGGCCAGTTGCTCTTTCATGCCGGCCACTTGCGCCTGCTCGCTGTGAAGCGCCTGCCAGAGGGTGTCCACATCGGGGCTGTTGATGAGCCCCTCGTCGTAGAGCTCTTGGGCCGCCTGGTCGGGCGTGAGAGTGCCGCCAAAGATCGAGCGGGAAAGCCCGTCGCTGCCGTCCCACTCGCCGCCCTTGTAGTCCTCGCCAAACAACTCCGCGCGGTGCTTCATGGCCGCGCTGCGGCTCATCAGGCGGCCGCGCAGCGGGCTGTCAGGATCGGCCAGCGCGGCGTGCACCGGCTGGCTCTTGATGCGCACCAAATCCTCGTTGCTCAATAGCTCCCAGTGCCGCGCATACACGTCGTTTTCCAGCTCCTCGCGCCGCACCGCCTCGCGCATGGCCGCCTCCTTGAGCAGGCTCTTGCGCATGCGCTTGCTGCCGGCCACCAGCTCGAAGCGCTCGGCATCCAGCTTGAGCCGCTCAAACTCGCGGGAAATGCGCTGGAATATCTCCGCCCGGCGCCGCGGGTTGCGCACCCGGTCCAGCGCATTCATGCGCATCAGGTCGAGCCCGCGGGAGGGGGCCAAAGATGCCGCCCCGGAATCCGCCGGGGAGGACTGGTTAAAACGTTGGGAAAGCGGGATGATGTTGCCGGCAGAATCTCGGAGAATAGGCTGTGCCGGAACGACAAAAGATGTGTCTGCAAGACCGTAGATTGTAGAATTGCCAACCGTCTCTGAGTCAATCTTGTCGTTAATGTTTTCAATTTTGACAATTTCCCATCCTTGCTTTCTTCCAATTTGCAAGTTTGCATCTTGGACGGGGCTTTGTTCTTCCATGCCTTCCTCTTCGTAATCGCGCCGATCAAGTGTTTTGGTTGGAGACTTCAGATAAAATTCGACAACTGCGGGTTTTCCTGCGGATGTGTTCAAATCGGTTGTCACGTCGTCAATGTCGTTTTGATCGGCGTAGTAGAGGGCAAGGTCAAAATTGTCAGTAAACCAATATTTATGAACATAGTTACCCATTCCTTTGTATTTTGAAGGGATGCCCAAAGCGCCTCCTTCAAAGTTGGGGCTTCCATGAAACACAGGGCCAACAACAAAACCTAACTCAGTGGCAACAGATTTAACCATGGCGGATGCTTGCTTCAAATCCCCACGTTCCACCGCATCGAGATACGCCGCATCCATTTCAGGAGTGACGACATTGGACGGCAGGGCCGCGTCACCGATATTGGCCCCGCCGGGCTGGTTGGGATCGATGCCGCCAAGTTGCCCGGCCGCCCCGGGCCTGCCAAGCGAAAAGCCCTGGAAGCGGCCTTGGATCAGTTCTGGTTGGCCCGCAGGCTGCGCAGCTCCCGCTGGGCCTGCTGCTTGTCTTGCTGCAAGAATTGCATCCGCCGCAGTTTCGAGCTTGGAATATCGGAGGATGGCTTGTCCTTCACTGTTGGTGAAGGCTTGCCATTGGCCGCCGTAGAGCCCGGTGTCGCTGGCGAATTCATTGAGTGCATCGTTGCCGAATTTCTGCTCCAGTGCAAGCCGTGTTTTTTCAGACATGGCCAGCAAAGTGCCGCCCTGGGCAGCGCCCATGGTCACTACCGCCACCACCTCGCCGCCGTTTTCCTCGATGTAGGCCCGGGCCTCGGACAAGGTGCCGCCTTGGGTGGCCACGTCATCGGCCAGGATGTATTGGCGGCCAGCTTGGATTTGCCCGGCAAACTCCGGGCGCGAGGCCAGCCGGTGGATGGCGGTGGATCCAGTGCGCTTCGGGGTGTTGATAATCACCAGCTCATCATCGAGCTCCAAGTTGCCATGGTGGGCGATGGCCTCGGCCAAGGCTTCCGGCAGCCTATTCATGCCGGTGGCCTCCTCGGCGTGCAATCCAGCCACAATGGCCCCCGGGTGCTGTCGGCCCAGCTCGCGCAGCCGGTCCACCTTGATCAGATCATTGACCACCCGGAAGGCATCCCGCACGCTGCCCGCCTTGGCGGCCGTGTAGTTGGGGTGGGATTTCATTTTTCCCACAGTGGTGGAAATCACCACGTTGGGGAAATTCGCCGGCCACGGGCGGCCCAGCGAAAAGCTGCCGCCTGCCTCGGACAGGTCCACCGGCACCCCGTTCTCTTCGGTGATCTTGATGGCGGATTCGTCGAAGATGACGTAGTTGTAAGAGACTTGCCTGTCTGCCCATTGTTGAGCTTCTTCCCGAGAGGCAAATCCACCTTGTGCCAGAACCGTGTCACCATAATCTGGAGAGCGGCGGTCGGTGATTTCTTCCATCACCGTCCATTGTGATTTGTTTGCTGATTGCTTAACCTTGAAAGTTCGCCTGCTGTTGCCATCGAGGTAGCGGATGCCGCGGATGCCGGCGGCGGCGAGTAGTTCGCTTGCCTTGCGTGATGCTTCACCGCCAAAACCTTGCCCATCGGCACGGCCGAAATGCTTGGTCAATTCCGCATACATCGTTACCGCCGGATTGTGCCGCCCTGGTCCTTCATACCAGCCTTTCATTGTCAGTCCCAACCATTCAGACAATCGGAAACCTTCTGGCGGCGTATTGTCCAATGCGTCGAAAATCTTGCGCACCTTCTCACTCTGCTCGCTCAGCGGCTTGTCCCAATCCAGCAGATCGTCTTGCTCCACGTCGAGTTCCACGCGGTAGAGGTTGCCGGTTGGCGCCCCAAATCGTTCAAGTCCGGAGGAAAGTTTTGTTTCGTCAATAGATTCGATAGCTGCCAGCAATTCATTGGCATTCCGATCCGTGGCCGTAACGATGGCACGTGCTTTCCCCATGCTATCAATGGCCGATGCCGCCCGCTTTTTAACGGCTGGCCAGTCAAGTGCATCCACCCGTTGCCCTTCATAACGAAGCACCGGACTGTATTGCACCTTGGCCCGTGATTCCGTGTTTTCCATGTAGTTCTTGGCCACATCGAGAGCGTTGGCAAAATACAGCCCCCAGCCATAGGCTTGCGCGCCCTCGCCGGTGCCGATTTTGTCAAGGCTCATGCGGCTGGTGATCTTGTGCGGCGTGCCGTGCCAGGCCCCGATGGAGAAAGCCGCCGGGCCGATCGCGCTGGGCGAGCCCGCAGCCCCTTGGAACGCGCGGGTGCTGGCCGTGGGGGTGACGGTGGCACGCCCAAGGGAAATAGAATTTTCCTGCACCCGCATGGCCGGGTTTCCCTCTCCGCCAAAGAATCGATCATTATCGACCATCCTTTGCATTTTGTATCCTTCATCGCTCAATCCCGACACATAACCACCAGGATATTCCACCACCATTTCAAAAACGCGATTGGTTTGATTGGCGGTTGCAAAGCGACGCAGCAGGCGTCTCGCATTGCTTTGGCTGTCTTCTTTGCCATGTAGCATCAGACTCACTCCGCCTTGTTCTCTGGCATAGTTTTGCAATCCGGCATTGGTCAGCCCCATGAAATCATCGATTGATCCAGCCAGCACTGCCACCACCTTGTGGCGATTGTCTGTGATGAAGCCGATTAAGGTTTCCGGGTCGGTGTAAGCCGCGCCAACTTCCCGGCCGAGTGCCGCCACCAACGAAGGATCGTCAATCTGCTTGCCGATTGAACTATCAAACAAGGGCCATGCGTATGGATCAATCCGGCCTGTATCTGCCAATTCGCCAGGCATTGCCACGGCATCCAAGACCCCGCCGCCGGTATCCTCCACTGTGATGTTGTGGAATTCCCGATGATTGATGACCACGTGCCCACGGAGCTTGATGCCCTCAGCTTGCATCATTGCGTGGTATTTCCGTGTCAGCGCCAAATCGGCAGACGAAGGTGTGGAATCACCGCTCGGGTGATTGTGCAGCAGATACAATTCATCTGCGCCCACGCTTTTCAAAAAGCCAGCTTGTTCCGTGATTCCTGCCAATACGCCCTTGGCATGATCGGTGACGGCCGCCGCGCAGGGACAGCGTGAAGTGTAGGCGCGCACGTCCAGCACCTTGTCGCTGGTTTCTCCGCGCTTGATGGCAATCACATAAAACGTCTCGAATAACGGGTTGCGCAATGCCTGCGCACGCTCCACAAAATCCGTGAGATCCGTCAGCGTTTCGCCAATGAATCGGATTTGTGGATCGAGTTGGAGCTTTTGCGCGAACCTTTCGCGGATAACCTGTAAGGGGCCGAAGGTTCGTCTGGATACGTTCCCTGTTTGAGCAGACTTTTCGGCAGCCGGATTGAGGATGCTTTCCGCAAAGTCGAGCAGGAGTTGGCGCTTGTCTTCATATTTCGCCTTTGGTTGCTCAGCACGTAATGCTTGCTCGCCAATCTTGTCAAGGAGTCGGTTGGCAAAGGTTTGCGGTGTGCTGCGTCCCAGCGAAAACGCCAGCTCGGGCTGGGCGCTCGGGTCTGGCAGGCGCGCAAAGCGTGCCTGGCCGGTGTCGTTGCGCAGGGCCAGCACGGTGCCGTCCGGCGCGATTTGCATGTAATGGTGCTGGTCAAAGCCGCTGTCGCGCTCGCTGGCATACCATTCCAGCTGGAAAATATCCACCAGCAGGTCCATGGTATCGACCGGATCGATGCCGCGGAAAAAGTCGCTGTTGAGCGTGTCGCGCAGCCAGTTCCAAAAGCCCGTTACGCTGGGGTCGGTGGGGTTGGCGCCGGGCTCGATGAGGGCGGGGCGGATCCAGTCTTCGGCCAGTCCCCGGCCTTCGTAGGCTTCCCATGCACCCAATACGGCGGCGTGTCTTCCGTCTTTGGAAAGTTGATTCCAAAATTCTCCTCCACCATCGGGTATTTGAGCGGGCGCTTGGTTTTGGCTGAGGTCGATTTCATGGCCGTCTGGATACAGCACCCCGGTGTTGCTGGTCAAACTTGGCACGGGGCCGAATTGTGACAAGCGGAATTCCGGGTAGCGCATGCCGCTGCGCGCAATGGAAAACGGAATATCATCCGCGTCCACGTCGTAATCGGAATTCAAGGCCGCGGCAAATGCCTCGGGCGAGAGCGGATCGGCAATGCGGGCGGCCTCCTGGGCGGTTTGCCGGTTGAAATCGTCTTGCACGTCGAGCCCCAGCAGCTTGGCGAGGAAGGCGTCGTAGCTGTCAGCATCGAATTTCCCCTCGCGCTCGGCTTTTTTGATTGCGAGGGCGCGGGCCAGCGCTTGGCCAAAGTGGGCGCGCACGCTTTCGATGAAGGCGGAAAACTTGCGGGTGGCCTCCGGTGCCAGGCGGGCCAGTGCGGTGAGGTTGCGGGTGACAAAGCCGCTGGGGACATTGCCGGCACCGGGACGCTGCGGCATCCGGCGCTTGGTGCCGCCAGAGCGGCTGCGCAGGATTTCCATTTCCATTACCTCGGAAATCGCCTCGTCGATCATTTCTTCGGTGATCTGCTCGTCGGTGATGCCCTCGGGCAGGAAGGAAAGGCGCTCGCCCTCGCGGGTGCGCTTGCCGGCCAGCACAGCGTCAATCGCGCGGACGAATGAAACCTCCTCCTCGCGGCTCAGTTGGCCGGCTTCCCGCAGGGCCCGGCGCCGGCCGTGGGTGAATTCGTGAAAGACGGTCAGCACGCTGCCGCCTTGGAAAATTCGGTTCACGGTCTGCCGCAGGTTGTCGCGTATCTGGGACTCGCTCCAGCCGTTGACGGTGTAGGAAATTTCCCCGGTGCCGCCGGCCGCCTGTTCTTTCAGTTCGACTTGCTTGGCGAAGCGGGCGGCCATTTCCGGGCGCTCGGCCTCAAGAAGCGCGCGGTCCATCACGGTGCCCAGTTCAAGGCGCGTTTCCTGATTCGGATCGAGCTTCTGCACGAAATCCGCGCTTTCGAGCAAGGATTTCATGTAGGCCACGGCATCGGCATCCAGATCGGCAAGGAAATCAGAATGCGCTTGGGCCATGGTCCACGCGGCGCCCATGCTCGGGGCAGTGCCCACGGTTTCCTCAGTGCGGCCGTCCAGCACAGTGTATCCTTCGCGTCCCGCCACGATGATGGGCAGATCGCCGGATGCGCGCAGGGCCCCGGCAGCCTCACGGCGGGCGCGCTCCCTGGCGGCCAGCTCCTCCGCCGCGGCCTTGGCCTCGGGGCTGTTGGGGTTGACGTTTTCGTATGCAGCATTGATTGCGGTCTCCCCGGAATTCAATCCCCTGGCAATACCTGCGCGAATGTTGGAAATGTCACCAGGTTGATACCCTACGGCCTTCATTTCCAAATCGCTGGCCTCTGCAAAAGCCTTGACGCGCGCATCCCGCCCAAATGACCCGCGGATACCAAAGAACGCCAGCGGGAAACCGAGTGCGAACGTATCCAGATTCTCCGCCCAATCGCCTTGGAATTCACCGTTTTCTCCCAGCCACTTGGTTGGTCCCACATCGGCGCCCAAGGCATACCCCAAGTCTTGCACCACCGCGTCGATGTAATTGGCGGATACTTCAGTGAGCCCTTCCTGTGTGCCGCCAGCCGCAAAGCGTGCACCCATCCGCCCAATCGGGTTTTCGATGCGGTCCATGATCCGGGTCAGCGCCTTGTTGAAATACGGCAGCTCTCCGCCCAGCAGCTTGGCCCCAAGTTTTTCCGATATGAATTCGAGTGCCATTCCTGCCGGCGCGGCTTGCGCCGCGAATTTATCGGCTTTCTCATAGCTGTCACCGGCATCCATCCTGCGTTGCAGCATGGATTGGTAATGGGATTCGGTGAGCGATGCCGCCAGCAGTGGTGCGGCATACATGGCCGCAGCAGACGACATGATCGCGCCTGGGGTCCCGTAGGCCATGCGCTCAAAAAACCGACTCACCGGCCCTTCCGAAACCTCTTTGACAGGATCAACCACCTGCTCGCGCAACATGACCATGCGGGATTGGAAATTCAGCCTGTCGCGCAACTCGCGCGCGGAATCAGCTTCTTCTGGAAATCCCACACCGGGCCGTCCGATTTCACTGGCCAGCCGGTCAAATTCCGCTGGCGCGCTGATTTGGCGCGCCGTGTTGAATGCGTCCCTGAGTCCTTTTTCCAAGTAGCGCCCGCCACTGGTCATCACGTTGCCCCAAAACGTTTGCTGCTGATCTTCGGGAAGTGCACGAGCCAGAATGCCGATGGCTTGCTCGAATTCAGGCCGTTGCTCGGGCGCCATCGATTGCCAGATTTCCCACGCGGTCCTGCTGGTTTGTGGTTTTTCGCCAAACATTGCGCCCAACACCCCCATCGCGGTGCCTTCTTTTAACGTGGCGGTAATTGGCCCGGATCCTTCCTGATCCTTGAACGATTGGATCATTTCCAGCAGTTGCGGCACATAGGGTTTCATCTTTTCCCGCTCATCCCGCATGGTTTCGGAATATGCATGGAACAATTCCCCGTCCTCCGCCGGATCGTATCCCGGCAAACTCATTGCCGAGTTGCGTGCCGCAACCCATCCATTTCGGAATTCTCCTGGATTGAGCAGATCAAGGATTGCAGATTGGCGCGCTTGTTGCACCACCCCCGCTATCACCGTAGCTGTATCCACTCGCCTAAGTGCCTTTTCTTTGCCCTTTTGAAAAAATGCCTCTTCGCTCTCCGCGCCCTGCCCCTTGAATTCCTCCTCGGCCACCCGCAGCCGCAGCAGGTAGCGGCCCAGCTCATCGGCCGGCGGATCCTCGCCTTGGTTGTAGAGGCGCAGCAGATCGTCATTGGCGGCCAGCATGCGCACCTGGTCGATGCTATCGGCAAAGCCTTGCGGTATGTCGGCAAATGCCTTGGCCGGATCCAAAAACCCTTCATCGACCACGCGGCGGTTTTCACTGAACCACTTGGCCATTGCCTCGTTGTGCTGGCGGCGGTCGGCCTCGCGCGGATCCTCGAAGGGCTGCAGCATGCCGGCGGGCGGCGCGGCGGATTGCGGGATTTGTGGGGCAGTGGGCGCAGCCAGCGGGTTGGGCGCGGTGATGGTGGGTGTAAGCGTGGTGGCCATGGTTCAGGAATTCCGTATTTCTGCAAGTTTTGGCAAAAGGTAAGTGCGCGCAAAATCCCGCTCGTTTACATTGCCGCGGCTTGCGCCGGGATCGTTTTTCTTATGGGGAGCAATGAATGTAACACCAGCAAGGGTTCCCAACGTGCTGGCCAATACTTGAGAATATCCAGCCGGGTCATTCTGGACGGCCGCCAATGCCGCCTGATCATTGATGAAGAATGGTTCGGTGTGAAATCTTCCCGGCGTTCCCCGGCCGTTTTCACTGCGGGTTTTCACGCCACGACTTGGCACCTGCACTCCTTTGCTGGCAAACCATTCCACCGTGGCATCCACATAGCGCTGCGCTATTTGTCTTTCCTCCGGTGTGTGATCGTCTGGAATAATGACTTCCACGCCACGCGCGGCGGGATTGTTAGAGTCGTTGAAATCCAATGACACTTGCCGAGCACCCGCTTTGCTCTGCTTGTGATATTCACGTGTTTGGTAACTCACCCCAAATTGCCCCGTCGCAGGCGGCAGGGTCATGCTGGTTTCGGTGGGGACTTCTCCTGTTGCGGCGGCCGCTCTTCTTGGCGGCGCAGACAAGCGGGCGGCTGGCCTGCGGAATTCCATGCCGGAAATCTTATGGAGCTGGGCGCGGATTTTTTCCGGGTCGCGGGCCAGCTCCGGGTGCTGGCGGGCCCAGTCGCGCATTTGAATTTCGATCTTGCCGGTGCGCAGCGCGCGGTTGGCGCTGAGCTCGTCCGGGTCAGCGCCGGCCTCCAGGGTGAAGGTAGAGCGGCCATCCAGCAGCGCGTCTTTGACGGCCTCGTCCCACGGTCGGCCGGTGGCCTCCTTGTTTTCGCGTTGTTGCCACAGCTCGCGGAATTTGTTGCGGCGTTTGTTCAGATCGTCCTCGCCCACAATCTCCTTGGCTTGGTTTTGGGAATACCCCAAGCCTTGCAGGTTTTGCACGTTGGCTTTACTCAGCCAGCCGTCGCGCAGCGCGCGGTCGGTATCAAATTCCTCGGGCTCGGCAGTTGGCGGGTCGAATTGGCCGCGCTTGGCGGCGGCCGTCACTTCGGCCAGCTGCAGATCCAGCGCGGTCTTGGCCTCGGCCTGCTGGTTGTCCAGCACGGCGCGCACCTGCCGGGTCATGTCATCCTTAAGCGGCCCATCCGGCATTGCCTTCACAATGCCATTGAGCTCCAGCCCCGGCATGTCGGGCGAGTCGCCGGTCACCGGCACGTAGTCGGCCAGCAGCGCGTTGAAGCGGCCGACTTGCTCGGCCTGCCAGTCGGGATTGTGGCGCAGGTTGTCGGCCTCGGCGCGTTGGTAGCTGGCCAGAAAGTCCACGAGCTTCGCGCGCTCGGTGGGACGGAGCATGGCGGCCTCCTGCTCGATCTGCTCGGGGCGGGAAATGTGGCCGGTGATGATCCGGTCCATGACGTTGGCGGATTGCTCGTAGGTCACTTGCCGCTCTACGCTGCGGGCGTGGCTGCGCAGCCGGTTCCACTCGGCCATGTCGTAGCCGGGCAGCGGGTTGGTGTTGTCGTTCAGCCAGACGGCCGCATCGGTTTCGATGTCGGCCAGCACGTCGTTGTGGCGGGCGGCTTTGTCGGTGTCCATCAGGCCCTTTTCGAGCGCCACGCTGTCGAGGATGCCGGTGGCGTGAGCGGTGCTTAGGGTGTCGCGGGCCGCCTCGTAATTCTGGTTATCCAGGTGGAATTGGTAGGCATTGGCCACCCGGCCGCGGGCGATCTCAATGCTCTTGGTGGCCGCTTGGGTTTCAAAGCCAATGGTGAGGCGGGTATTCCACTGGGTGAATTTCTGCTCAAACTGCGCCAGCGCCCCGGAGCTGATGCCAAGTTTCTTGGCTTCCTGGCGCAATGCCTCGGCGGTTTTTTGCCAATCGCCGGGCCACTTTTCGGTGTCCTCGCGGGTCATGAGCTGGATGGAAAAATCCGAGGCGGTCTTTTCCATACGAGCAGAGAACTCCGCGATCTTGCCGCCATCCTCGATTTGCCGGACGCGGGCGGCCATCTGCATGCCGGCCGCGCCCAGCTGCGCGATGGTATTGCCCAGGCCGGCGTAGGCGCTGGCCTGGGCCGCAGCGGCGCCCGGATCGGCCATAGGCATGCCGGGTCCGGCCTCAATGTAGCGCGTGGGCAATGACATGACGGTCAGATTTTAGGTTCGTAATCAAGGGAGCTATTTTTCGTAATTCAGAAAGCCTTGGGAGATGGAAGCCACCCCTTCCAGCCCGGTGGTCAGCGCCTTGGTGCGCAGCGCGCTGGCTTGGTTGCGGCCTTCCCACAAGCTCATGTTGGCCCCGGCTTGCAGGGCCCGGACGCGCTGCTGGGCGGAGTATCCCATATCCATGATGTCACGCTGCAGCATAGTGGCGGTTTCACCGAGGATCGCCAGGGGCGTGCCTTCCATGGCCAGCCCGGACTGGGCCACCACCGCCCGCTGCCGTCCCAGCAGGCGGGCATTCTCGCGTGCCTTTCGGCGGGCATTTTCTTTGGCGGTCTCCATTTCCTGCGCGGCCTGCGTGCGTTGCAGCTGGGCGTTGTAGTCGGCGGTTTTTTGGGCGGCATCCGCGGCAGCCTGTTGGCCGCGGTAAGCCATGAAGGTGCCCACGCCGGTGGCCACGGCCGAGAGCGCCATGGCGATGGGCACCAGAAACGGGATAACGGCCAGTGGTAGGATGTCGATCATTTGGCGTCGATTTGGTAACGGATGTGTAGCGACTGCAGCATCATGGGCAGCGGGTCGCGGCTGCGGAGCACCACCGAAATCTGCCGGGCCGTAGAGCCGCCCACAAAATCCTCCCGCACGCCGGTGATGAGCGGGCGGTTGCTGTCCATTGTGTCGTTGGACAAACGGGTTTCCATGGGCGTCCAGGTGCTGCCATCGTCAGTGGACAACTCGACCCCTGCGGTGTTCCAAAAAGAACTCACAATGCGGTGGATGCGTTTTTTGCCCGCTTTGCTCCAGCCGGCCACGTCCGGGCTTTCCAGCCAGGTGGGCTCCAGAATGGCCGTGTATGGCAAGCCGATCACAGCCACGGTACACACATAATCCAAATTGATCAGCCCATCCACCACCGTCAGCGGGCGGTGCACCGCGCCATCGGCCAGTATCACCACTTCCTCGCCCTCGAGGTGCGCGAGGCCGGTGACCGTGGAATTGGCCGGTTCAATGACCGGAGTGCCCAAATCATTGTTCATTGCCACCCACGCATCCGCCGGCACGTTCCATGGGTAATTCTCCGCGCTGTCCGCAGTCCACACGTTGTCCTGCGCCTTGAGCAGCCACTGGATCGCCCCAGTCAAAGCAACGGGCCCAATGGCCGCTACAGGGCCGCTGCCGTCGCTGCCTGCGGCATGGGTGGCGACAAGATCATCGAAGATATCAACGGCCGCATTGATGAGCGTGACCACGTGCGAGCCCAGGGCGGGCGCGGCAGTCACGGTGGGCACGCCCACCGCGCCTTCCGCTGCGGTGGCTTGGGACCAATCCGCCAAGTCCGGGAATGCCGCGGCAGACACCAATTCAAAAAAATCGCTGCCCTCGCCAATGTCTTTGCTCAAAGCAAATTCGCCCTCCTCAATGAAATGGGTCAGGGACACTTCGCCGCCGGTCACATTTTTGATCCATACCGGGTTCACACCAGAGAGCCCGTAATAAGTCAAATCATGGTTTTCCACGCCGCTGCCGAAATTGGCCGAGATGCGCATCACCCGCTTGTCCCCGCTGGTGATTTTGACCAAGCCGCCGGTTTGGCCAATCGTCAGGGCCGTGCGGGCGGTGGTGTTATTGATGGCAATTTCAGCCTCGGTGATGCTTGTGTCGGAGGTTTCCACATCCACCGCATTGTTGGCTCCAGCCGGATCCAGCGTCACGCTGCCCAAGGGCCGGATTGCCGAGAGCTGATAAACCAGCCCATCTGCCCTGTAATACGGCCGGTTGTTCTGCTGGCCGTTGTAAGCCAGGGCGGGCACCGCCAGATCCAAGCCCGACACCATCACCGATCCGCTCGGATTGGCAGCAGGAGCAATGGTCCGCGAGCAGTCGGCATAAACCAGCTCGACAAGCTCGCCAAGTTTCAAGGCGCGCAGTTGGTCCGGGGCCAGCCGCTCGATGTAGCGCACCTGGGCGCCGTCAATTTCCCGTGCCACCACCAGCCACACATGATCTTCCTCGGCCGTAGCCGGCAGTGCGCACACGCTCTCGATGCTGCCCGAGGTTGTAAAACGGGCCCAGCCAGCCACGTTTTGTCCGCGCTCGTAGGTCATGCCAAGCAAATCGCCCCTGGTGGTGGCCACCCACACGATGGCCTCCGGGTTGCGCTGGATGGCCATTTGGCGCATCTCCGCATCCCCGAGGTGCTCGGCAAGCATCGTCAGGTCATTGGCCAGGTAGCCGTCCCGCTCAAAAGACCAGGCGAACTCGCGCAGCTTGCGGCGGCTTTTTTGAATAAAGACCACGCTATCGGATATCGCGCGCGCCTGTATCGGCGCCGAACCATACGAGGTATTGCGCCGCAGCCGGATGGCATCGTCGCCCGGGCGCTGGCCAAGCACCCACTCGCCCGAGCTGGTGCCGATCACCAGCAAGTCTTGGCTAACGAGCCACTCCACTTTGCTGCTCTCATCGGTGGCCAGCGTGTATTGCAGCGCGCGGTCCTCTTCCGGGCTCAGGCGGAAATCCCAATATGCATCCACCGCACTGCCCCACACACTGGTGGGCCGGTGGATTGTTCCGCCAAACCACAGCCGGCCGTCGTGCAATGTGACGGCGCGCGGATAGCCACGCACTGCGGAAAACGCCGGTTCCTCCCACACTTGGGTGGCCAGCGGACGATACAGGGGCCGCGTCACCGTGGCAGTGGCATTCTTGGAATCCGTCACCGCGGTGATCACTACCATGCCGTATTGCGTTGCGGAGTCGGGGGTGATTTCCACCACTAAGGAAAAGTTGATAAGCCCATCGTTGCCTTCCACATAGATGCGTAAGAAAACCGGCTCGTCAAAATTCCCAGTGACGATCTGGTTGGAGTTTTGGTAATAAATCCCCAACCCCGTGTAGGTTTCCCAAGTCACCATGTCGTCGCTTTGTTGGATGACTACGATGGCACTGCCTTTTGGAGTCACCCCGGCAACAAGGCTGGTCACTGAAATGACAAATGCACCGAGCACATAAACCGGCTCACTGAATGCCCCTTGGAAGGCTGTGGTGATGTAAAGCGAGGTTTTCGGGGTGTTCCGATTGTGCGCAATCACCCAGGAGGTGCCCACATGGCCAGCCTGGAACAACGGCCCACTGGCCAACAGGCCGATGGATTGGCCCACGTAAATGAAACCACTGGCCGAAGGGGAGGGAATCGTTCCGGTGAATTTCCAGAAGCGCCATGCCTGCCGGTTGAACAGCACGCTGGCATTGCCCAGCGGATCGACGTTTTTGACTTTGCCACTGTAGGCCGAGGTGCGGGCGTAAATGCTGCCCTTGTAGCTGACCGTCTGCCCGGTGGTGTAGCGCACGCTCGGATTGTAAGCCGCCGGCGTGGGGATCGGCACGCCCGCGGCGATCACCGGCGTGATGGTGGTGCTGCTGATGTTGGGGCCCAGCGTGGCCGGCCACTCGAAATTCGCATCGCCGATCTGCCAGTCGGTGGCACGCAGCAATACCTGCGGCTTGTGATCCGGATGCGTGAGATACATCACATCATTTTGCTGCACGTGCTGCACCTGCTCCAGTTGGGCGGCGGTGTAAACCGTGGTGAGTTCCACCGTCTCCCCGGTGGTCACGCCCTTTTGGATGGGATTCACCGTGAAGCCCGAGGTGCTGGCCGAGGCATTGGTGCGCAGCCCGGTGGCCACGGCCGTCACAATGATTTCATTTGCACTGGCCGTGGCGGTGAAATCCGCGTGGGCCTCGATCACGGCCGCCACCTTGGTGGCTACGCTCGCGTCCGTGTCCGCGGTCGCCAGGGTGATCTTCACCTGGGTGGCACAGGCCAGGGCCTCCGCCGGTGCGGTGCCCGCGCCATTAGTATCCAGCCAGAATCCCACGGTGGCATCCGCCGCGCCGCGCAAAATGAAGGTTTTCTGGTCGAGGCTGTTGGCCACATCCGCCACCGTGTAAATCTGCGTCACCTCCGGCAGTGGAGTGGATGTCACCAGGGCCTGGGTGGCGGCATTCCACACACGCAGTTTCATGTCGGAAAATTCCAACACATAATCGGCACCGTCCCCGCCCAGCCACGGGATCAGGCGCACCGCGGTGTCGGCTGTGAGGGCAGCGCCCAGGTATTGGGTGCCGGCCCGCTTGACGGCCCCGCCATACATGCTGCCACGCACGTTTTCCATCTGGCGGCAGCCCATCTGGTATTTTTCCAAGTCGATGCGCGGATCCAGCCATGGGGAAATTTCCCCGGCGTTAAACGAAATGCGGCGGTCGATTTGCTCGCTCATGGGGCGCTAGTAGTCTTCGAGTCGCAGTGGGTTGCGGCGGGCCCCGCGGGCGCGCAGCAGGCGGCTGCGCGACATCACCTGGTTCCACGGCGGGTTTTCCTTGCCGTTGCTTTCCACGGCATCGATGTGGCGGGCACGGTGCAGCGCCTGGGCGGCCAGCGCTTCCATGATGGCGCGCATCTCCTGGTTGCCCAGCAGCGGCACGGCGATCTTGGCGGCCAGCCGCAGCGCGATGGCCTCCTGGCACAGCGCGTCGCAGGCACCAATGGGCACGCGCGCGATGTAGCGCAGCTCCACGCTTTCCTGATCGGTTAGCAGCCGGTCGCCCTCAAGGGCGAAATACTGCGTGCTGTCTTCCCACGGCTCGCCATTCACCTCGAGCAAGCGCAGCCAGCCATCCGGCAGCTGGTAGCTGCAATCGTAGCCAAAGGCCGGCGGCGCGGCGTCGCGCACCAAGGTGGCCCGGCGGCTGGCCCGGTTCCAGCGGCCCAGCCGCAGCGTCTCATCCACGGCGGCTTGCGCAAACTGGTTGCAGAGCCGCGCGGGCTTGCTGTCCGCGTCAATGATGGAAGACACCGGCGCATCACCCAGGTAGGCGAGCGCGGCGTTGGCGAGGTCGGTGAGGGTCTGCATGGATGCAAGACCGGGCGGGGGCGCTCATGTGAAGAGCACCGCCCGCCCGGTGGTTTGGGGTTCGCAGCAGGCGGTCAATCGGTCACAGGCACTTGTAGGCCAGCACGACGTAAATGTCGGCCGCGGCCATGGTGCCCGCTTCGGTGATGATCTTGAGCTGGATGCGACTGGTATCGGTGGATGCCACGCCGGTGTTCTTCACGCCGATCGGGTTGATAAACCCATCGGCGGTCAGCGCACTGGTGAGGAATTCCACGATGCCCACGGCGGCGAGGTTGGCCCCGTCGCTGTAGCGGTCCACGTCGGCGGCGTCGCCCACGTCCACGGTGAAGGCGCCGTCATTCGGGTCGCCAGTCACGATGAACTTGCTGAGCTCGGGCAGCACGCGCGCCCCGTCCGGCAAGCGGATGAGGTCGATCACATCGTTTGCCACGTTAGCAGCGGTGAACGGCACCTTGATGGTGGCGAATTGCACTGCGCCTTCGATGTCGCGCTTGTCGAGCGTCACGCCGGCGTAGTTGGAAGCCGCGGCGGTTTGCGCGGCGTATTGGGTGGATTCGGTTGCTTTGGACATGATGATTGGTCTTTCTGGTAGAGGTTGGCCCCGCCCGGCTCGTCACCGGGCGGGGGTTAAGGTTAGACACCTTCGTCGCAGGCGATTTCGATGACTCCTTCTTCGTCCAGGCGGAGCGCGCCCCAGCCCCATTCCGTGCGCAGTTGCACGTCGTGGCGCTTCATGGGGAGCTCGTCGGCCCACGCTTGCGGGTTCTCGGCAATGCCGAAGACCACGCTGTTGCGGGCGAACATGTAGCACATGCGCACCTTGGTGGCGGAAGTGTAGGGCAGGAGTGCCGGGCTCACCGCCTTGATGGCCACGCCCATAAAGTTGACCACTTCCCCGCTCATCAGGCGTTGCAGCCCGTAGTCGGCGGAGGTGAATTCGGTTTCCTTGAGCATGTCGGCCACCTGGTTGTGCGAGAGCACCAGCGAGAGCGGAGATTGATTCTCCACATCCTGGCCAGCCACATCGGCGGAACCGAGCAGGCGGCAGGATTCGATGAACTTCTCGAAGGTAAAACCAGAGTCATTCGCGGCAAAGGACACTCCCACCTTGGAGGTGGCCGGCAGAACAATCGGGGTGCCGCCGGTTTTACCGGATGCCACGGTGCCGCCCAGTGCGTCGATCAGGGTCTTGTCGCGGTCGCGGCCTGCGGCGGCCAACTGCAAGCGCATGATCTGCGAGTGCGGGCTGCCCACGCTGCCGAGCTGCAGCACTTCGCGGCGGTCCACGATGTGGGCGCTGTCCTTGAAGTTGACATACAGGTGGCGGAATTCGACATCGAGGTCGTCCGGGTTGGTGTCGCCAAAGCGCGTGGTGATCTGCCGGGCGGCAACGCTGGGCAGTTTCTGGTAGCGCTTGGACTCGCCATTGACAATCTCGGTGTTGACAACGGACTCAAGGCGGCTGGCGAGCTGTTGCACGCCCAGGCGCCATTGGTCGGAATACAGATTCGGAAATGCATCCGGGATGTTACTATCGTAAGCCATTTTTTTGGTAGGTTATAAGTTGGTTGAACAAACGGGTTGCCGTCCGAGTGTCCGCACGCTGCGGGTCGCCGTGGCGAAGTGCCGGGTGCTCCTACCTGGGCCGCGGGCTGGGCCGCGCGGGTGTCCTTCGGATCACGCTGCCCATCATGCGGGCAGGCGCGCCGGGTGCTATTTCCCGCTGGGGAAATGCCCATAAGCAAATCGACCGGAGCCCCTGTGACAGGACCCCGGCCGACCGCTTTTCTCATATCCCAACGAGAAATCTAACCGCGCCGCTTTTGTTGGGCGGCGTCCAGCGCATAGAGGTCGTTGACCCGCTTGGCCGTGGTGGGATCCTTCTGCCACTGAGGGTTGGCCGCCATGATGGTGCGGGCCTGCTCGCGCGGGCTCATCGAGCCGCTGCCAGCATCCGCCCCCACGCCGGGCAGCGGGGCCTCGCGTAGCCCGCGCCGCGCCTCATCGACGATGCGCACAATGGCCGGATGGCTCATGGCCGCGGCCAGCACCGGATCGGCCAGCTCCTCGGGCTTTAGGCGGGTGGAGACAAACGCCCGGTTGGCCTCCAAGCGGGAGTCGTAGGCATCGCCCCACTCGCGTTGGAACACCGCCTCGCTTTCGCTGACAAATTTACCGATCTGCTCGCGCAGCTGGTCTTGGCCGCTTTCGGCCATGTGGGCGATGGTTTCCAGATGGCGGTCCACCAGCGCCTGGGCGGCGGCCGCAGGGATGTTGTGGGCGTGAAACACCTCGGCATACGCCTTGGCATCCTCGTCGCTCCACTGGATGCCCTCGGGCAGCTTATCGGGCTTGAGGGTGTAGCCCTCGGCGGCTTCCGGCACCCCGGCCGCCTTGCGGAACTGCGCCACTTCCTCGGGCGTGCTGCCCTCGGTGGGCCACGATGGCCCGGCCGTTTGCCGCTTGCCCACAAAGCCGATGGTTTCATCCAGCGTCTTGAAAAGCGTGGCCTCGTCCTTGGCCAGCATGGCCTTGTTGGCCAGCCGCTCGAACCCAGCCGCCCGCAGGTTTTCCGCCCAGCCTTCGGCAAACACCCCATTCTTGGCAATGTGCTCGCCAAAAAAATGCGCCGGTGGCTGCGTGGTGCCGCCGGTGCTATCGCCCGCCGCGGGGGCGGCGCCGGTCAGCAGCCCGCCGCCGGTGGCTGCGGCAGCCTGGGTGGTGGTTGCGGCCGCTTGAGTCGTGTTTTGGCCCGCGCCGCTGTCAGTGCCTGTGGTGGAGTCGCTCATGGGGTCGGCTGGGTTTGGTTGGACACAAGCCCGGCGTAGATCCATGCGGCGAGGTCGGGGTAATACGACATGAACCACGCTTTGAGCTCCTCATTGCGGAAGCCGTTGGGCGTGATGGGCGGGTGGTGCGGGATGGTATCAATTGATACCTCAGGCGATTCCGGCTCGATGGCCGGCGAGTCGTGTGTCTGCGCCGTTGTCGGGCGCTTGTTTTTATTGGGTGTGCTCATAGCGGTATGGGGAAATCCTTGTCGGCCCGGCGGCACAGATCGATCAGGTGCCGCACCGCGGCGCGCTCGCCGTCGCGAAGCGCGGCCCGTACGGCATTCACCTCGCCGCGGTCGCTCGCAAGAAACACCCGGCCGGTCAGGTCAAAGCGCCGCACCAAATGGGCGAGCAGTTCTTGCCCGTCCGTAGTTTGAAAAACCGCCAGCGCCACCTGCGCGATCCGCTCCTCGCGGCGCTGGCGGTCGGTTTCGGCGCTGGCCAAGGCCGCGCGTTTTTCGCTCAGGGTGTCCATGGTAGGGAAAAACTACAGTCCGCTCATCGCGCGGTCGGCCAGGCCGGGTGCCGCGGCGCTCAGTTTCTGTGCGGCGCTGGCGGCTTGCTCGGCCTGCTGCATTTGCATGGCGGCATCGGCCTGCTCGGCGCGGGCCTGCTCGATGGCCTGCATTTCCTCCTGGCTGCGCAGCCACTCCTCGGGCAGCCCGTTGTTGCGCGCCACCGTGCGCACCACCTCGGGCAGCCGCAGCGCGTCTATTGCCTGCGGGTAGTGGTTGAGCAGTGGGGTGACCAGCGCCATGAAATCCATCAGGTTGGCGTTTTCGCGCTGCTGCATGGCCAGCATGATGCGGTTTTTGTAGAGCACGCTTGGGGCGGCCACTCCGGCCCGGGACCCCATGGCCCGCACCACGCTGGGCGGCGGAGCGCCCAACACACCGGCGCGCAGCAGCACGCCAAACACCCGGTTGAGCACCGGATCGAGCATCTCGCTAACCAGCCGGCCAAACACCGGGGAAAACTGCGTCAGTTTTTCGCCGGCCATCAGGCTGGCCTCGGTGGCCGTCAGCGGGCCGTGCTGGGCGGCGCGTTGTTGAAACAGGTTGAACAGCGGCACGTGAAAGATGTCCTGCACTTGGCCGCGCTTGGCAGCCATGCGGTCCATGCAGATATCATAGCGGCTGGTGGTGCTCCACTCGCGCAGCATGGCCGCGGCATTCGGGTCGCTGGGATCCACATAGGTGATCTCCAAGGCCCCGCGGGCCACCTCGCCTTCCAGGCTGCTGGGCGCAATCACCGGCGGAAACACCTGCTTTTCGGTGGCCACGTCGGCCAGCTGGTTGAGGAATTGCAGTTGCCGCGCATCGCTAAGCGCCACCGAGCCGGGCCCGAAGCCATACGCGCTGCGCCCAAAGCGCCGGTAGCGGTGCACCGCAAACGGAAACTCATGGTAGCCCGCGCGCGCCACCACGTGGCCGCTGGCCTCATGGACCACCACGCTTTCCCACACCCGGCCGCCGGTTTCATTCTCGGCGCCGGGATCATCCGCCGGCGGCGCCTGGTAATTGCGCCGATACACGCAGTGGATGTAGCGGGTGGCATTCTGCGCCTTGTCGGGCGAGCCCAGCGCCCCGCGCACCGCGGGTGGCAGATTGTCCTGGCCGAATTCCGTGGCCGCCTGCTCGGCGGTCAGATCCAGCTCGCGGCACAATGAATTGACGCGCCCAGCGGCATCCTCGGTGATGTAATACGTCTTGACCGGCTGGCAGCGGAAATACAGCCGCCCGTAGTCATCCAAGTCACCCAGGAACAAGGCCGCCGTGCCAAACACCGGCGCCTCGATGAGGCATTCCCCGATCTCCTCGTAGAAATTGCTGCGCTCGATGTATTCGCGCGCCGTGGCCGAGCACTGCCGATACCATGCCACGGCCTGGTCATCGTCGCGGATCGCGCGCGGCGGCGCAAATTCGAACCACGTTTCCTCCCGCGGGGTTACCAAACTGGCCAGTCCATTGGCCATGATGAGCGCCGCCTGCCGGGGGCTCGAGTCAAACACCTCGCGCGCGGCCGGGATTTCTGGCAGGCCGCCGTCCTTCATGCAGCGAAACGGCATGAAAATTTCCGCCAATTCGTCCCAGTGCCCCTCGAAGGGGTTGCGCGCCGCCTTGAGTGCGTCCCGTTTGCGGATGATCGAGTGGCCGTCCATTTAGCCTCCGAGGAACGAGGTGGTGCTGGGTTGGCCGCCGAGCGTTTGCTGCGGCCCGCTTAAAAACGACTTGGCATAGGCGCTGCGGCGGCGAGCGCGCAGCATGGCATTCTGCCCATCGGTTTCGGCATCCATCGTGCGGGACACAGGGGCCGGCGGTGGCGGTGGCGGAGGATCAGGGGTCTTTGGTTTTGGTTTGCTGCCCATGCGCCAACCGTGCGCCGATCCTCATTTGCACGCTATTTCCCCCTTGGGAAACGGTGAATTCGCAGCCGCTCGCCACGGTGCCAGCACAGCCACGGCAGCCGCCACGGCACCACCGCGAGCCATCCTTGCACATCCCCCGCCCACAGCCACACCATCCAGCAGTCGCCCTGCTCGTCGGTGTCCCACGGATCCCGCAGCCGCTCCTCGGGCCAGTCATGCCATACCTGGCGGCCCAGCACAAAGCGATCCGGCCCGGAAATCACATGCCCACCAAACAAATGGGCCTCCAAGATTTCCCGGAAGCCCTCGCCCACGTGCTCGATGTGCCACCGCGCGGCTTGCTCGTATGGGCTCATATCCGCTTGTAGTTCCCGGCCTTGGCCGTGGTTTGCCGGCGGTGTTGCGGCCGGTATTCCCGAATTACTTCGCCCATGCCCTTGAGCATGCCATTGAGCATTGCCTCGCCCATCATGCGGAAGGCATCCGCATCGTGGGAGGCCCAATCATGCACCGGCTCGCTGCGGATGAACCCGCTCTGCTTGTCCTCCTTGCGGTGGTAGGCTTCCAGGCTATCGCGCAGGTGCTTGGTTTTCTCCTTGTGAAACACCATCCGCGGGAACATCTCGCCGCACTTGTTGATGCCCGGCCACACTTCCCGGCAGCGGGGCAAGATGCGGATCCCTTCCAGCCCGGCCTCCTTCATGGTGTCCTGGAAATTCTTGCCGGTCTTTTCGCTTGCCGCAGCGTCGTGGGGGAAAAAATGCCCGGCATACGGGTAGCCCTTGGCCACCATATGGGCCACCCGCGCCGCTGGCGTCAGGTCCAGATCGGTGTCGTGGTCGATCACATGGATCTCCCGGCCGATAAATTGCCAATACACCGTGCGGGTGTTTTGCGGCGCGCCCAGGTCCCAGCTGGTCCACACCGGCTCACCACGGTCCCACGGGAAATCCATGATCCGGCCCTCGCTGAGCGCCGCCTCGAGGAACTTGGCATAGATGGCGCCCGGCCTGCCCACGCTGAAGTCGCACTCCATTTCCTGCGCGTAGGCTTCCGGCGTGAGCTTCTTGCGCATCGCGCCCAGTGCTGCCTCGCTCAGGATCCCGCTTTCGCTGGCCTTGAGCATCAGCGCGTAGCTGTCCGGGTCATCCACCGCATCCCGGTAAGCGCGCCAAAAAACATTGCGCCCCTTGGGCGTGCCGATCCGCGTGTGCCAGCCGTCGTAATCGAGCAGGCACGGCAGGATCACGAAATCAAAAGCCGCCGGCGGAATGTCCGCATCCTCATCGCTCACCACCCCGTCAAAATACACGCCCCGCATCCGCTCGTAATTCTCGCCCGAGTAAAGCCGGATGGTCGCCCCGTTCGGGTAGGTGACTTTCAGCTCCGCCTGGTTGGCGACCGCCCCGGGAATCTTGGCCGTGTAGTCCTGCAGGTAGCCCCACGCAATGTCCTTGGCCTGGTCGCGGGTGGGCGCGATGTAGGCGTAGCGCAGCGGCGGCCCCGGCCGCTGGTGGGTCAGCGCACAGGCAATGAGCTTTTGCACCACGGCCACCGTCTTGCCGGCACGGCGGTGCGCCACCAGCACACTCCACCGGTGGCGGCTTCCCAAAAACTCGCGGAAATGCGCCCGCGGTTCGATTCTAATCCTGAGCGTTTCCACCGATCACCACTTCGTATTTCACCGTCATTTTCTCGGGCTCGTTGTAGCCGAGGATCTGCGCCAGTTGCTTGGCGGCCTCGAGCTTGGGCACCATCTTGATCCGGCTGCGCACCACCTCCTCGGCCACCTCCTCGCGCGCCACCTCCTGGGCCAGATCGCTGTCCTCGTCCACCCGCCCCACCGGCGTGCGCAGCACCCGGCACAGGTAGCCCACCAGCTCCCAGCGTTCCATCCGGCTGGCCTCCGCCGCCCGGCGCCGCTCGTCCTGTATGTAGCGCGAAACCTTTGGGTTTCTCAAGGCGAGGCTCGCCTGCGTATCGGCGCTCGCACCCCGGGCCGTGAACCCTGCCGCCTCATACGCGCGCCCCGCCGCCATGCCGGTCAGATACAAATCGGCAAATTTCCGCTCGCGCACGTTCAGTCCGTGCTCGTCCACCACCGGCGCACGCTTTTTCACCACTTTCTTGGCCGCCTTCTTGGCAGTTACCTTTTTCGCCTTTTTCATAATTGGATCCTATCGTTTTCCGGCCAGATGCGCCAGCACCTTGATCCCCTCGTCACTGAGCCGGTAGGTATGGGCCAGTGGCGGCCCGCCCACCGCAATGAGCCCGTGCCCCTCGAGCCGCTCCAGGCTGTTCCAGACGCCGCTCTGGCTGACCCCGCGCGCCAGATCCATCACCTGCACAAACCGCGGCGGCACCGCACAATGCGCCAGCGCCGTGAGGATGAGCAAATCCACGTCCGTCAGCCCATGGCGGAATTTTCGCTCCACGAATTCCCGCACAAACACCAGCAGCTTGCGCGCCGCACGCCGCGGCCGGGCCGCCGGGCACACCGGCAGCCCATCCACAATTTGCTGGAATTCAAGCTGGGTCATGTGGGTAGGTAAAAAATCGAACAGGTCGCATCAGCCAACGCTATTGTCGCGGCTGTGCTTGGCTGTTCGGGGGATATTCAGAGGCAGATTTCCTCGACGTGATCGCCAGTCGTGAGCGTGAGCGTGTTCCCTCCGAATCCGTGCGTATCGGCTACTGTCTCTTCTTCCTCGTTCCCCATGTCGTCGAGTTCCGAGAAGCGATCTTCCAGCGTTTCCGCGATCAGTCGCAGGATCAGTGACGGCGAGTGACTCACGCTATCGGATATGGGGATACTGATATTGATTTCAACGGTTTTCATTGCATCACCCTCCTTGCCATTTCTTGGAATGCGCCTTGGCTCCAATCTCCAGTTCCTGAGTCCCAGATTTCGCGGGCTTCTGCGTCTGTTATCGGCTTCCCATCTTTCAGGAAGCCGCCGAATGGTTTTGATAGTGTCATTGAGATGTAGTGCTTTTTCTTCATAGCGGCGTTATTATAGCATTTCGGTTTTCTGATAGATTGGCTTTTGCTTCCTTTTCGCCTCATTTGCGAAGATCACGGACAGCAAACCCTTGTCCTGTAAGGGTGAATTTTTCTGAATTTTTTGCTTGCGGCGTTTTTCCGTTAGATCGGAAGAACCCGAACAATGCGTGTCATCCAACCGATATGAGCGGCGGAGTTTGGTTTTGGAATTGGAGTCTTTCGCGCTCATATCGGCGGTTGCACATTGGAGTTCTCGGGACGAAATCGCTCGTTTCGACGAAGAAATTCGAGGACTCGCGGCCATGTCGGACCATCGTCCATTATATTTAGGCAGAGCACATTTAGCAGGTGCCATGCCTCTGCCAGCTCGCGCTCTAGTTGTCTTGATAGCTCGGAGCGAACTACCATTGGGTTATCCCTTTCGGGCCATGTCATAACGGGAAATTCTGCATTGTCCGTTCTCGGCGTCTCACTCATTGCGCGCCTCCCTTCTTGATTTCCAGCAGCGTGGTGCGGTCCATCAGGCGGCCGATGATGGGCTCGCGGTTGAGATCGCTCAGCACCAGCCCTAAGCCCTCCGGGTGCGCGTTGCTGGAAAACAGCAGCGGCAGCCGGTGGTTTTTGCGGTGGTCGAGGATCTGGAAAAACTGGCTCTCAAAGGCGCTGGTCCATTCGTTCTTGCCCAAGTCATCGATCACCAGCACCCCGGCATGCAGGCACTCGGCCAGATGCTCGCGGGCGTTGGCGGCGATGGTGCGGTCCCGGCTGGAGCGGTC